AACAACTAGCTGCTCCTATCGAAGATGTTTCTGTAGAGGAGACAAAAGTTGATCAGGAACAAGACGAGCTAGAAGATTATTCTAAAAATGTTCAGAAAAGAATCAAAACCTTAACTAAAAAAATGCGCGAACAAGAACGCGCAGCTCAATCAGCATACGAGTACGCAAAAAACCTACAGGCAGAGAATCAAGTCCTGAAGCAAAATACGTCTCAATACGCTGAAAATTACCAATCTGAAGCTGAAAACAGATTAAAAGCCCAAAGAGCGCAAGCTAACGCGGTTTTAAAATCTGCTTATCAAGATCAAGATTGGGATAAAGTTACCAAAGCTCAAGACATTCTCGACAAGATTACTGTTGAAGAAAGTAAAATAGCTAATGGTAGATTGTCTATCGAACCAACAACTGAGTATCAGCAAACGCCTTTACCACAAGGACTACAGCAACCTCAACAAACTCCACAACCAGATCCAGCCGCAGAAGATTGGGCTGGTCAGAATGAATGGTTTGGTGAAGATGAGGCTATGACTTTAGTAGCTTTCAATATACACAGGAGATTGGTAGAAGAGGAAGGGTTTGATACAAATGACCCAACATACTATACTGAGATTGATAAACGTATAAGAGCTGAATTTCCACATAAGTTTAGTGGTGGAGGAGAAGCAGAACCTAAAGGTAAGATACAGCAAACTGTAGCACCCGCAGGTAGAAGCGAAAGCTCTGGACGCAAACGACAGGTTAGGCTGACAAAAGCCGAAGTTGAAATGGCACGTCGTTTGAATGTACCGTTACAAGAATATGCTAAACATGTAAGAAGGTAGACAAATGACAAACGAAATAGAACAAAACGAATCAATTGATGCTAAAGCATCTGCTGAAAACAGAACACCACGTTCTGCTGAAACTCGAGCGAAAGATACTGCTCGCAAACCTTGGCGTCGTCCATCAATGTTGGAAACACCTGATGCACCTGAAGGATACGAATACAGGTGGATAAGAGCTGAAATCGTTGGACAGGAAGATAAGAAAAATATAACTGCTAGGCTTAGAGAAGGTTTCGACCTTGTCAGAGCAGAGGAGTTAGATGGATTTGAAATTCCTACGCTTGACGATGGAAAGCACTCAGGAGTAGTTTCTGTGGGTGGTTTGCTTTTGGCCAAGATTCCTACTGAAACGCGAAATGAAAGAAACGCCTACTTTTCAGAACGCGCCCAATTGCAACAAGATGCAGTTGACCATGATTTAATGAAGGAATCTGATCCAAGCTCTCCGATCTTACGACCAGAGAGAAAAACAAGCGTAACTTTTGGTGGTGGTAATCGTGAGTGATTATCACTGTAATAAAATAACTAACTGAATAAGGAAAACTTATTATGGCAAATAAAGATGCACCTTTCGGGTTTCGTTCAGTAGGCAAAAAAGGCGGTAGCGTAGCTAATGGCGGCGTTACTGAATATGAAATTGCTTCTGGCGCAACTGGAAATATCTTTTCGGGCGACCCAGTTAAGATGTTGAACACTGGTACTATTTTAGTAGCTGGTGCAGCAACAACTTTATTGGGGATATTCAGAGGTTGTAAATATACAGATAGCAATGGAGACGTAAAATTCTCTTCTTACTATCCAACAGCTACAACTTCATCGGATATCGTTGCATTTGTTGAGGATGATCCTGACACACTTTTCGAAGTGCAATGCACAGGATCTTTAGCTCAGACAGCTGTAGGTAACAACGTAGAGTTGGCTTACACTGCTGGGTCTACAAAAACTGGTATGTCTGCGGCAGAAATTTCTTCTACCACAGCGGCTACTACTGCTCAGTTTAGAATCGTAGGATTCTCTACTGATCCATCTAATAGCACTACTGGATCTGCAAACGTAAATGCAATCGTATATATTAACGAGCATTTCTATACCACAGTAACGGGAGTTTAATAATGGCAATTAATAGAGCGCAATTAGCGAAGGAACTAGAGCCTGGATTGAACGCCCTTTTTGGGTTGGAATACTCCAGGTATGAGGCTGAACATGCTGAAATTTTTGAAACTGAATCTTCTGACAGAGCGTTTGAAGAAGAAGTTCTGATTTCAGGTTTCGGTAATGCTGAAGTAAAAGCTGAAGGAACAGGCGTTAGATTTGATAACGCTTCTGAAGGCTACACTTCACGTTACACACACGAAACAGTTGCTTTGGCTTTTGCATTAACAGAAGAAGCTGTTGAGGATAATCTCTATGACAGGCTTGGTGCTAGATACACTAAGGCGTTAGCGAGATCGATGGCTAATACTAAGCAAATTAAGGCTGCTGCTGTACTGAACAACGCGTTCGCTACATCAGGAGGCGATGGCGTAACTCTTATCGCAACTAACCACCCTCTAAGTGGTGGTGGTACTCTTGCGAATAGAGCTACAACTATGGCTGACCTTAATGAGACTTCATTAGAAGATGCTTTGATAAACATATCAACATTTACTGATGACAGAGGCTTAACTATTGCTTTGAGAGGAATGAAACTAATTGTTCCACCTCAACTTCAATTCGTAGCTGACAGACTACTCAGTTCTCCAGGGAGAGTTGGTACTTCTGACAATGACATCAATGCAATCAGAAACACAGGAATGTTGCCTGATGGTTATGTAGTGAATCACTACTTAACTGATACAGACGCTTTCTTCATCAAAACTGATTGTCCTGATGGATTTAAGCATTTTGAAAGATCACCTCTTTCAACTGCATTAGAAGGCGACTTTGATACTGGAAACATGAGATACAAAGCTAGAGAAAGGTATTCATTTGGATACTCTAACTTTAGGGCTGTATATGGTTCTCAAGGAGCTTAACGGCAAATAGTAGTCACCGTCACCCGACTACTAGGAAAGGGGATGCTTCGGCATCCCTTTTTTTTTACTTTATTTCTTAAAAAAATGAATATATGATAGAAAAGTGTTTAATTAGCTTAATGAGGGCTGCGTGCAGTTTCCATTAATACAAATATAAGGAGTTCATAATGGCTAATCCACATTTCCAAAACTTAATACTATGGGCGGGTAATACTGTTGCTTCCAAGCATAAGAAAGACCAACCTATGTTCGTTCCATATCCATCAGATCAAACGTACTACATGTACCAAAATGATTTTTTCACTTATAACTCTGGTGATTGGACTATAACTACAACTGAAGCTGGTACAGGTAGTGCTACTGAAGCTGTGACTTCGTCAGCTGGCGGAGCTTTATTGCTCACAAACGCTGCTGGTGATAATGATTTAGACTTTTTACAATTAAAAGGTGAAGGGTTCAAATTAAGCACAAGCAAAAGAGCATACTTTTCTGCTAGATTCAAAGTAAGCGACGCTACACAATCTGACTTTGTAATGGGTCTTGGTATTACAGATACCACACCTCTTGATACAACTGATGGTGTTTTCTTCCTTAAAGCAGACGGCGGTACAGGTCTTGATTTCTTAGTTGAAAAAGATAACTCTGCAACAACTACTTCAAGCGTAGCAACAATTGCTGACGATACGTTTATCACAACTACTTGGTTTATTGATCCTGATACTTCAAAAGTATACTACTCAATAGACAATGCTGAACCTGTAGCTGTAGCTAACACTAACCTTGTTACTGATGAAGAACTTACAGTTTCATTCGGTATACAAAATGGTGAAGCAGTAGCAAAAACTATGACTATTGACTACATAGTAGCAGCAGTCGAAAGATAGGAGTAAACAATGGCAGATGCAGTAACATCAACAACAATACAGGATGGTGATAGGATAGCTGTTTTACAGCTGACTAACACATCAGATGGTACTGGTGAAAGTGCAGTCACAAAAGTAGATGTTAGTGCTTTAGCTGCTAACACAGCCAATGGCCAAACTTGTACAGGCGTAAAGCTTGGAAAGATTGTTTATTCAACTTTTGGCATGAGTGTCAAACTTTTATGGCATGCGACTACCAATACTATTTGTTGGGATCTTAATTCAGACTATACAACGGACGAAGACTTTACAGGCTTTGGCGGTATACAAAATACTGCTGCGGCTTCTGGCAAAACAGGAGACATCAAGTTGACTACGACAGGTGCTTCAAGTGGAGATTCTTACGTTATAGTTTTGACTCTTATAAAAGAATACAGCTAAATATGGCTGAATACAGAGGTAAGACAGTAACTCTGAACAAACCAAGGGCTATCCCAAAAGGTAGCCCTGGGTATGGTAAAAAACGCAAAGAAGTTTTTGTAAGAGGATGTAGTAGCGAAAGCTCTAAAGTAAAACGTATAACCTTTGGTGATGCTAAACTTGGTATGCACAAAGATAGCAAAGCAAGAAAAAAATCTTATTGCGCCAGAAGTGGGGGGATGGGTGGTACTACAGATAGATGTAGTGCTAACTACTGGGCTAGAAAAGACTGGGATTGCTAATGGCTAAGAAGAAAGAAACCAAAAAAGATGCTTGTTATTACAAAGTAAAAAAAGGAGCTAAAGTTTGGCCTTCTGCTTACGCAAGTGGCAGATTAGTACAATGTAGAAGAGTTGGTGCAGCCAACTATGGAAACAAAACAAGGCAAAAAAAAGCTGGGGGTGGTCTTGTAACAATACGCGGTCAAGGCGCAGTTATGTCTAACAGACTAAGATAATGGCAAAAAAAGAAACATTAAGAGATTGGTTTTCTAAAAACGACGGTACAGGATGGGTAGACTGCAAGACAGGTAAACCATGCGGCAGACAGAAAGGCGAAAAAAGAAAAGGTTATCCTGCATGTAGGCCAACAATGGCACAATGCACCTCTGCTGCAAGTAAAAAAACAGGACCAAAAAGAATTAGTTGGAAAAAAGGCAGAAAGAAAGCAGCAAAAGGAGGACATATTACAATAAGAGGTCAGGGAATTGTTATGGCAAATAGATTAAGGTAATATCAAATTATGACTAAATTAAAAAATCCAGAAAAAGCCG